TCCTGACATAGTGGCAGCAGCGGCAGTACCAGCCCACGGAATCATCACACCGCTGACCTCGGCGTAGGCGGCTGCGGTTGCCGCAACGGTCGTCATGGCAGGCAGGCGGGCCTGGCTGTGCCCGTTAATACTTCCGGTCACCCCGGTGGCACGGCAGGTAAGAATTCCGTCAATGCGCAACAGTCGCCCCGGTGCTCCGAAGATCACAGCCGGGTAAGCCATCACCGCTGGGTTCTGACAAATGATAGTGCCAGCAACTCCACCAACTCTAAAACGCCAGGTCCAGTTGGATGCTGTCGCAGCAGTTTGAATCAGAGCCCCACGCAGCGATAGCGCGTAAGTCGTACCGATAGCCATTGTGTTAGCCGGGATAGTAAAAGAATAAAGTGATGTTTCAGTGACACTGGCTACGTAAGGAGCACCAGGGGTCTGAGTAGCAATAGAAGCAATAGCGTCTGCCTGACGTGTTCCTGGGGGTGGGGATATAAATGTCATTAGGGACCTGTAACAATCCCCAGAGAAATTGCAAGACCGGTTGCGCTGGCTTGTGTTTGAATTATCTCTGATGCTGCAAGGGGCATAAAGCCTGACCAGTCCAGCGTACCATTTGGAGGAATTGGAAGGTCATAGTAAATAGCCGTACCTGCCGCTAGAGCACCGATAGATACCCTTACGTTAATTCCTAGTGTTGAAGTGTTAGAAATATGAACTGTTCGTAAAATTGCATAACCACCCGCCGTTGCGGGGGCTGTGTATTGTGTTGCGGCAGCAGTTCCTATTGCTGCTGGCCCGCTTCGTACTGGTAATTCTGCCATTGGATTCTCCTTTTCTTTAAAAACAAAACCGCCAAATACCTACGAGTGTATCGTATAGGTATTTGGCGGTTTCCGTTTGGACCTACGAAATGTTTTAGTGCTATGTGTTACGCAGCAGCGACGGTTAATGTCACCGTGAACTGCCAAGACTGTGTAGATGGTTTGGTTCCTAGTGCTTCTACTTTTCTGTTAAGCATTGTTCCGGCTGTTGTGGCATTGAATATCGCCCATTCATTCCAAGCGAAGTTTGCATCTGCTGTAGCGAATGTACTGCGGAATGTAAGAACGTTTCCAGTTGTTACTGTTGGGTAAGTTGCGTCCTGAACCTTTCGCAATTTGTTTGTTGCGGCCTGCAAATCTGTTTGTGCGGCTGCAAACGCTACTGCTGAATCTCCAACTCCAATATATGAATTTGTGTTGTTGAATGGTGTTGCCGTTGCTACAACTGTGGAAGCAACCATAAAGTCTCGTCCTGCATTAGTTAATGGCATATTTGGCTATCCTCCTTATTCACGAATAAAATGTTGTGTAACCTCTCCCTGCTCCATTACAATTCTTTCGATTGCAACTGCGTTAGGGTCCGTGTCAATGTCACCTTCAAATTTGGTTAAAACCATTCTCTCCACCACGGCTACCTCGGGGTTGTCCCCATTAGGTCCATCCGATAAACGAACTTTTTGCTGTTGGTGTTGATCTTGGCTTGAATCAAACTTAGGTTCTTCTGCTGGAATGTTTTTAACGTACTTAGGTTCTACTCCGTCAAATAACACTTCGGGCACTCTTCTTTCTGCTGTCATTTTACCTTAATCTCCTTCTAAAAGCAATCAAGAATAGTATTCTGCTGCTTCTCGCGGTGTGGCAACTCTAAAACCGTTGTCTATGTCAAAAATGTCTTGAGCCTCGTCCTCTGTCATTAAGACAAATGGGTGGTCCCTGGTAAATATTTTTCCTACTACCTCGTAGTGGGGGTTGTTGCGATCCATCTTCACTAGTATGTCAGTGGACCTAGGACGCTTTCTACGAGGCACAACTACAGAGTCCTCTACTGGGTCTACGTCGTCGTTATCCAATACCTGCTGCTCTTTTACTACATTAACAGTTCTCTGCTCTTCTAGTTCCCGCTCGGCTTGCTCTTGGGCTTCTAGTTCCGCAACGGCTTGCGCGCGCTCTTCAATGAGTGTAGAGTACATGTCAAATGTAACACCCTCCTCGGCAAATGCTGCCACGGCTAGTTTTGGATTTACCTTCTTTTTAGCATCCATGCTGGTAGCAAGGTCTACAGCAAAAAGTTCTGCTGCAACAAGTAATTCATCATGGGTTAGTTTTTCGAAAGACATATTAATACCTCCTGGTTGGTCTTTGTTTAAGTATACCATACTGCGTTTTCTTACTCAACCAATAATATTTAGGCATGACTAAACCCCCACCATAGGCGGGGGCTCGGTCAAAGCAAAGAGATTAGGCAGAGACTCTAATGTTTCTTACGATAACATAAGCGTCTAAGTTCTCTACTGCAACACCAACTCGGGTGAATACAGTGTACTCAATTGTGTCCTTCTTTGGCTTGAATTCGCGGAACACCTGAATGTCGCGCTTGATCGCCCAAATACGGTTGTCTGGGAACGTTAGTTCCAATTCACCGTGCTGAGCGTCGGCAGGAGCAGTGTAGACGGCAGTGTTTAGGCTGGTCTTGTATGATCCTGGACGAGTCTCATCAAAGAGAGGTACTTCAAGTACCGGGATACCGAAAGCAACTAGGCCACCATTACCCTCAATTCCTCCGGACAACTGAGCAGCCACGGCTGCGTCTGGTCCATTGTTAAAGAGATTGTAACGGTAATCCTGTACTAGGTTTGATCCGGTGTAAAAACGTAACTGGTTACGACGCTGCTTGTACTGACGTGGCAAAGCCTTGATTGCTGCATTGAAAACGCTGGTGTCAATAACACGCCCGTTTGCATCTACAACTCGACCAGCAGTGTAAGCACGCTTACGCCACCCGTCAAAAGCCTTTAGTAGTGGGTCCGCTGATGCGGCGTCACCATTAATTGCAACATCTTCTAGGTCGTTACCCATCTGAGTAGCCATCATGCGAGCGATGTGGTCCTCTAGACCCTCGCCCTCTAATCCATCTTCCAAAGCCTCGCTAGAAAGTTCCCAATCTAGACGTAACTTGGTAGAAGTAATAGATACCTTGCTGAATGTTACTCCAACGTTAACGTGGTCGTCAACGGCTTCTGTAGCAACTCGCACAAGGCGCTCTCCAACGTGCATACGATCAAGTTCTGCGGTGTCGCCACGTAGACGTACGGTACGAGCATCCTGTCCTAGAACAGTAGCGTCGAACATGTAGTCAATGAAACGATTACCCTGGGCTGGATTTAGTAGCCCCTGCTGAGTTGCCCCAAGCATTGTAGTGTCAATTACCTTTTCTAATAGTTGATCTGTCATTTATTTTCCACCTCCTTATGATGTAATATCTGAAATGTTAGCATTGAGGAAGCGACCGCTCCAGATAGATTCTTTCTTTGTGTTGTCTACTGCTGACCCGCCAAGGTCGGCAGACTTCTTAAATGCAGTGTCGCCTTCGACTGCATCAACGCGCTTTGAAACTGTTCCCTCTAACGCGCTGAACTTTGTTTCAAGTTCAGAAACTTTTGTGTCAAGTGCCTCGACTGTTGAAGTAACTTCGGTCTGAACAGACTTTAGAACTTCGGTAGTTTCAGTCTTTGTGACTTGCATTGCGCTTTCAATACGAGCAGCAAACTCACCAAACATCTTAGCGAGGTCTGTCTCTTCGGACTCTACCTCATCGACCTTTTCAGCGGTATCTACTGTCTCGTCAACGGCAGGTGCCTCTTCGGTCGGTGTGACTTCTTCTACGTTCTCAGCCTTTGGAGTGGTAATCTCTTCACCCTCTGTAATAGCGGCGTCTGCGATTTCCTTATCTGAATCCTTGGTCGCTTCTTTCGCGTCCTTGTCGGCTTCCTTTACGGCATCCTTGGCTTCGTCATTCTTGGTTTCTTTTGACATATTTGTGTCAACACCTCCTTCAAGTGTGTTATTGATTTCCTTCTGCACCCGCTTTGCGACTTCTTCGGGAGAAGTATTAGGCATTGAAATGTTAATAGTGTAACCAATGCCATTAGTGCCGGAAGTATATGTGGAGGTTGGTGTAATTGTTCCTGGGAATGACAGATTTCCATTTGATTTGGCTACTGTGTTAACCATACCATTCTGCTTTGCAACAGCGGTTCTAATCTTGTCTATCTTATCGGAAGCCTGTGATTCTACCCAACCAATGTTCTTCATTTCTACCCCGCAGTTTGCACAGTCGGCACTATCTTTATCAGATGTGACAGCGACCTTATCTGTAGGGCAATAAAGAATGTTCTCTAAGTTTACGTCTACGGCGATACCCTTTAGAAGCACCGCTCCGGATTCGCTCTTAGAAATAGTTAATACGTTTGCAAACTGATTTGCAGGGGAGTCAACTAATGAAAGTTCTAGTAACTCGTAATCTATGATGTGGCGAACTAGGCTCTCTTTGTCTGCTGACTTAACAACCTTGTTCTCTTCGGCAAGAACCTTGCCCCCAATGCTAAAACCTGAGAGTGTTCCGTCAAGAACTTTCTCCCAGGTGTCTTGTGATCCACGAGACACGAATGCGTCTACAAATACACCACGATAAATGCTGTCGGACTCGGCGTCATAAAACTCAACTTCGTCAAATTTTAGAACCTTTCCAACAGCAATAGGGGCGTGCATCTCTCTAAGGTTTCCACGGAATCTTGTGAATGCCTTTGTTGAGGCGTCAGCAGTTACAACGTCTCCATGTTGGTCAACGTTGTCGAGTGTTGCAAAGCCTGAGACAATTCTATTCTCTTTGTCTATCTTTGCAATCGGTACAGACATACGTAGCATAGGTCCGTCTGTCGTCATTACTGCCTTAGTTATTTCCATGTTATGTAGATAATATCCCGAATTGTTTTATGAAGCAACTTTTAGTCACTTATTTTGTCAGTCATGATTGTGTTAAGGTAAAAGTAAGCATTTGTGGATGCAATATATCCTGCTACCCACATCCCAGGACCGAGAGGGGTGCTAATCGCAAAGGACATTGCAATTAGTGACCACGACATAAAACCTGCAAAGGTCGCCCACTTTATTGACTTAACCTGCCCTAAAGAAGAAAGTATTAAGTAGACCCCGACGACCATTTGCACAAGGCCCCAGCCCAATTCCGATCCCGTTCCATCCATAACAGAATAGATCGGGCTAATGGAGAATGCATCCCAAAATGGGGAGAACACCCACGTGCCCCACATAAAGGAATATATTCCGGCCAGCAATATGCTAAACTTGCTTACTGGCTGGGTAAACAGTCTCCAAAAGTCTACTGAATAATTCTTCATAATTCTACCCGACGACTACGGTTTATGCCGTAGATCGCCCCTCCCCTTGCGCTGTTCTAGTTCCCCCGCCTGTATCCGAAGCGTTGGATGACCGCTGTTGGTCCCTAGTCCGGTTTCCAGAAGCCTGAGTGCGCTGTTCGGACGCCTGCTGAGGCTTGAGTTCTACAACTTTGTCTCCGTCTGGCAGAGCAGGTTCGCCCTGACGACGACGTACTTCGTTTGGCACTCGGGTTTGCATACGTAGGTAGATTTCATCAATCTTAGCCTGCTCCATCTCATCAGTTAAGGTGAGTTCGTTTAACTTGAACCTGAGCGAATCGGTAATTGATGAGAAGATTTTGTTCATCTTCTTTTCAATGATTCTCTGCTCTGGACGACATACTTGCTCTTTAAATGTTTTGTCTGCGTCACGAGCAACGGCAAGTGAAACTCCATCGGGTAGTCCCACCTTGTTAATAGGAACTCTGTGGGCCATAAGGATTTCATCACGGTTATACTTTAGGTATGAACCAAAGGATGAATCTTGCTCCCCCGCCTCGACTGGTTTCATTTCAAATTCAGCCTCGGCTGGAAGTGGAACATATAGTGATCGGTGATTCTTGCCCTTTAGACCTGTTTGAAAAAACTCAACAAGTTTTGCCTCAGAAGTACCAGAAAGAGTCCCACCCTTAACAGTAATGACGTAACGGGGTACTGCTTTGTGCTCAAAGTAGTCAAGATTAAAGCGGGATGCAAACTCTGCTCCCGCAAGTGCGTTCTTCGCAGCCATAATATCCGGAACACCATAGTAACCATTGTTCGGACTGTATTTCTTAAAGTGAATAATTTCATTTGGTCTTGGATCATTCCCTACTGGATTGGGTGTCTCTTGGTCCCCAAAGTTTCTAAAGAAGGTTGCCTTGTTTCCAATCATCTGCATAAAACCATCTCGCTGAGTCCTAACCCTAATAGACTGGGCTGGAATGTGTCCGATGTATCCGATGACACCTGTTACGGTGCGGCCTATTTCTAAGTAACCATTACCCATAACCTCTACGTCTGTCCAGGTCCTTCTTAGGGTTTCGGTAAACGTATCTTCTTCGTTTAGTTCGTCTACCCATTCGTAGATGTCATTTTTTATGCGCTCTATCTTATCCCGCGCCTTTTTAACACGCTCGACGTTTCCTTCCAATGCCTGCACGGCCTGGCGCATCTTGTGAGATTCAACAAGATCAAAGCCAAGCCCAACAATGTTGGCAACCTTGGCATCGCAAGCGGCTTTGTGCGCAGCGTTAATTTCATACAATTTACCAAGATATTCTAGGTTGTAGGGTGGAGTCACCACGTCTAATTTAAAGTACCCCTGGTTTTGGTACTCCTGCTGTTGCTTTGTTTCTGCTCCATTCTTACCGCGCTGAAACTTTGTCAGGTCACGGGTAAGTCTTTTCTTAAAAGTAGGAGACAGTCCATTCATTTTACGCAAATCTTCATCTGTTTTTGCAAATGGGTCAAGGCCAGTTTCACTTTGGGTTTGAGAGGTAAAAGGGCTTCCAGTATATACTTCTATTTCTGAGTTGCCCTCTTCGTCTACTCTAGTTCTGGCCACGGAATCTTTCCTCATCTCTCCAAGCACCAAGGTCTAATTCATCTGGAATCAGGCCCTGGGCCATTCTTTCCTTCTGATGATCGTATTCCTCGTCGCTTACTTTACGGTAACCTGGCAGAAACCACGGCTCACCTTCGGTAATTCCATATCCTCGCACCGTCATAGTCAACTGGCTTATATGATTGCGGTCGCCTTCTTTGGAATCTATAGACAGAAAGTTTCTTTCTTCGTCTGATACAATTGCCCCATTGGGCATCTTCCACACATAAATTCCGTACGGAGTTTCTTTTACTACACTGACATTTGGTTTCATAAAAATAGTGTACCTTTTATGCGGTCACAACGCAAATAATGTCTTAGGTTACGGCTATTTGTCCTGTTATCCAGTGGTTATTGTACACCTTGGTTCCACTTGGTAACTCTATAACCGATGAGACGGTTCCATTTGATGTTTGATAGGTTACTGCCCCCACACTCATCTTGTAGTTAATCAACGCCTGGCGTGCGGTAATATTTGTTGTAAATAGGCTGATGTGAGCAAAACTGCTTAGGCCACCTTCATTGGCAGAGTAGCGAGCATTAAAAGTAATAGCACCAGGCTGCTGCGCTGCGAAAACTGCTGTCACGTGAACCCATTGCCTTAATGGTAGATCAGCAATTGTGACTGTCTTTCCTACTCCATTTATATACATGGTGTCTACCGCTTGAATAACATTTGTAGGGCTTATACCAAAATATGATGTTCCACCCGTGCGCGTGTCATATATATATTCCCATGCAGTTGTGCTGGCTTCCGCATTTCTCTTTAGCCAAAATGACATTGCCCTGACCCCATCAGTAAGTGCTGGGGCTGTGACAAACGCTCCGGTTGTAAACGTAGTTCCCATAATGTTTTTATTGTA